AGGGTTTCCAAAAGCGGGCCGCCGGAGCTGCGCCGCGCCTTATTCCTGGTTATGGACTGCCTTTTGAAAACACAGCCCCAGGATGATCCAGTGTACCGTTTCATGGACAAGAAACGAGCCGAGGGCAAACCCTATCTGGTTTACATGACAGCCGGCGCCAACAAGTTCCTGCGCATCTACTACGGGCGGGTGAAAGAATACCTCGCTCAGCTGGAAAATTCATGAAGTATCCTTCCTTGTAGCAGAACCATATTGCTCATACGCTAAAAGCATCTTATGACAGAAAGAGAGCGATTAAGATGTTTTTAGACAATTTATCCACCTCCGTCCTCAAATTATGTGATACTCGCAAGCTCAGCTATGAAGCCGCCTCGGAACGATGTGATCTCAGCTCCAGGTACTTCGCTGACATTGCCAGAGGCAAAACCGCTCCAACAATTCTAACCTTGGAAAAACTCTGCGTTGGTTTTGCTCTGACGCCAAATGACCTGTTGATCCCCTCAGAACTCTGGCGAGAGATGGCCTTCCGCGAACCGATGCCGGTTACACACATCCGCTGCTTCCGATACCTCTCTGGCGTGACAGGTTTTCCCGTTTGTCCGCAATGTGGAAGGACCATGGAACGGGAATACCAGCCCTACTGTGACCGCTGCGGACAGTGCCTTGACTGGGACAACTTCTCTAAAGCAACGATTATTCTTCCTCAGAAGTAATGCGCATTGTTACATACCTGACTATCCGGCCAGCGGCCTTTACCTGCTGGCCGCTTTTGGTATGCCCTTTTTCTCTCCTCAATTTTTCTTTATTTCCCTATTGACTTTTTATTTGCAGACTTTTGTGGCACAAACAATTACCACACTTCAGGTGGAAAATCAACTGGTTTTTTCAACTTTCTTTGCAATATTCCGACTTAAAATTTTCAACTCCATTTTCGTATATTCCCGCATAGTAATTACACCTCTCACGCGGAGAATATCATTGAAATAGTGGAGCCAGATTTCTTCAGTCACACCTGACTCTGGGGCCTTGCGATCTGATTCAGTTATGTCCATGTGGGCAAGCTCCTTCTCTATTTTGTCGGATTCAGCCCCAAGGAAGGTTGAAGTCTTTGCGCTTAATCTTACATTGGGGTTCCCCATCTTTCCAGAATACAATGCCCTCAATCACATGGTTTTCCAGATAGGATCTAATACCTTCGAAACTCCTATCCAGTACAATAATATCTTTTCCGTGAGGCTTGAGCATATCGACTTCAATATTGTGGGGGTTCGCTCTGAAATGAGGCCCGATTGCTTCATATGTTCCATCAGGTACATTGCCCATCCTATCAAATGCATCCCAAAACCATTTGTCGCCAGATGCAGACCTATCGCATGGTACCCAGCATGGAAGGTGCCCTGTGACGGCATCTGCTTCCTCCTGGCACTTAATCGCATTGGGAGGAATGGTTTTTCCTTTCTTCGCATCGTACCGCCTATAGAAGACACCACCGATAACTGCGCAGCAGGCACCATCCCATTTGATGGTAGCAACGCCCTCGCCATTCAGGACCCAGGCGAGGTCGGGTCTCACATTTGGCAGAATTTTAATGATCCGATGATTTTCAAATTCTCGTTCAAAGAGTGTTGGGATTTTTTTCATTCTTAATCCTTTCGACTACTACATCATCTTCACTTCTACAGAACCATTCATCAATGGGAACGAATCTCTCGTATCGTCCGATTTCATCTGCACAAGCGTCACAATAGGGGCTGATCCAGCCAGTAGAAATTTTTGTCGCTGGGTCCCCGCATCTGATGCAAGTTCTCGCGGACATTTTCTCATATTTGGAGATAATCTCATGGAGCAGCCGCTCTGTACAGCCGAAGTCGTACCACCGGAGAGTTCCATATTTCTCTTTGATCTGGGCAATGCGGTACCCGTGGAGGTAATCAGCTCGCACCAGTTCCTCACGGATCTCTTCGCACATGCGCTCCCCAAACGCCTTTCTCCAGCCATCAGGCATAGCGTCCAGTTCCGTATATGAGTAGTCATAATCCTCCGGGATATGGTCTGTCCAACGGTTATGTGGCATAAGAAAAGGATACTTTTCAACCAGTTCTTTATTCTTTTCCTTGTTCACTTGCATCGTCAGTCCCCTCAAATAACGCACGGAAGAGTGCCACATGCTCTCCTACGAGTTGCGGGTATTGGTAGTAAATATGCCGGCAGAGACTTCGGTATAGCTCAATGAAACGGTCCTCATCACAGAAATCGCAGAGACCATCCATGATCTGTTCCAACTGCTGTTCATCGGTGATCTTCTTTTCCAGCACCTGACTGACCAGTTCAGAATATTTTACATAGGCTACCTCACGTAGTTTACCGATGCCAACGACCAAATCCATGAGTTCATCCAATGTGTTTTGGTAGTCATTCATATATCTGCCCTCTTTTCACCCGCCATTGCTCTCAACTCAGCTTCTCGTCTTTCTGTGTTGGCACGGCTGAAACAAGTTGGCCGCCCTGAGTTATATTCCTCGGCCAACCATTTATCAATATCAAAGTTCCATCTTTGTGGGCCGAACTCATCCGGATGATTTTCAATAAGAACCCGCTTCTTCTCTCGGAGCTTTTCCACTATAGGAGCTATATCATAACCAGAAAATACCTTGGCACCCTTTAGTACATTGAGGATCTCATTCCCCCACACACGCTCATCAACACCACTATACTTGTCGCAGTCACTGCTGCCGGGCTTTTCCTCAATTTTCCCTCCGTAGGAAATCAGGAGGCAGTCGTCTTTGAGAAAGTGATTGATCCACATATTCGGGATATACCGCAAATCTGTTATGCCCTTTGTGGAGAGAAAACCCCACATCTTATAATATCTCCCGAAGACATACCACTCTGGAAGATCTTCTTCCACAATTTTTGTTCTGTGGTGCCCAGAAAATAGGGTGAAATCCTCGTTTTGGACCAAGCATAGCTCGTGATTTTTCCACACTCTACGCTCAATTGTGTAAAGATTATTTTTGTATCGGCTCATTTGAAACCTCGTTTTATTATGTCCAATGGGACGACATTATCGAATAGGAAGTATAGCTTATCGATCCGTTTATCTATGTGCCAGTGGCCGCAAAGCCATGCCTTGTAATTTGCCATATCCTCAATTTTGTTGAGCCAGTGCTCAGTACTGTCATCCACAGAGCTTTGGTCAATCATGGGTAGAAATGCTTCCCGCGGCTCATACTTATAAGGGCAGGTATGGGAGAGAATGATATCAACCTGCTGCTTAACGACTTGCTCTTCCACATAGGCTTTGATCTTTGCTGATGGTTGCTCATCCGGAAACCATAAATAATTTCGTTCCAATCGGTAGAATTTGTCGACACTGTATGCTCCACCTATGACCAAGTGTTTTGTCCCATCGATATTGAAGATGTCGCCGTCTCTGGCAAAGAGAAGATTCGGATATTCATCTTCGTACCACACCATTCCGCCGTTCCACTCTTTTTGCTTATAACTGGGGACGGTAGCAGGTCGCCGCTCATGATTACCATGAATACAGAAAACGGTTGGCTTCATGCTTGCAAGAGCATTTTTGCAGTACTGATCCCTCTTATCCCCGTAGTAATTAGCTCCAACATCACCGAGGATAATCAGGATATCTGAATCTGTAAGTTTGAAGCGATTTACAAAGGCTACCAGATCTGTTGCATTGCCGTGAATATCGCCGGTGTAGTAGACCATACTGTTCCTTCCTTTCTGTCTTAGTTGGATTATACCATTATTGCTTTTTGAAATCATAGAAAGTCCGAAAACATAATCGTTTTTTGCAAAAATATAATCACTTTTGTACAGCACAGACCACAGGTCAATACCTTGACCTGTGGCCTGTTGTTATTTGCTATGTAGCTGATAAAATGTCACCAGTTCCTTTCACGAAGGTGATGCCGTTGTGCTCGAAGAGATTCTTTGGTGGCTTTCAATACATCTAGAAGGACATAAGTTTCGTATGGACTGCAATTTGAGAAAAGCTTTTGAGCCTCCGTGTTTGAGATTTCTGTGGCAACTGCCAACTGCCTATTCAGCAGTGAGTCAGTGGAAACCTCCAGTGCGTTAGCGATGCTGACGAAGGTTTCCAGACTCATTACCTTCGTGCCACGCTCTAAGTAACTGATGTACCCGGAAGACTTGTCGATCATTGCCGAGAGTGCTGCCTGTGAGATGTGTTTACGCTTACGGATCTTCTGGATTCTCTGTCCAAGGACGTGATAGTTGAGTTGCATTTTTAGTTCCTCCTTAAAAATTTGCAACTCAATTATATTTTATTCGCTATTTTATAGCTTATAGATTATATAAAACCGGCCTTTACGTGATATATACTAAGTTAAAAAATAACCTATAGCTTATATCCGGCAAAGGAGGTGAGCTGGTCATGGATGAACAAATCAACTTGAAACAGATTGGCTCACGAATCAGAGCTGCACGATCCAGCAAAGGCATGAGTCAAGCCGACTTGGCGGTTAAGGCTTCCGTATCTCTTCCGCTGATCAGCAACATTGAGCTTGGAAAAACTAGAATGCATCTCGATACTTTTATCAAAGTCGCAGAAGCGCTTCAGGTGTCTACAGATCATTTGCTGCGTGCCGATGTGCCGGAAGTCAAAACTATCTATCAGAGTGAACTCGCGGATATACTTGAAGGCTGTTCGGCCAGTGAAATGGAGGCCATTCTCAACATCGCTCGGGAAGTGAAATCCTCTATGCACAAACAACAAAATATTGACTAATTATCGGCTCAGAAGACTGATCCGATAATTTTTTTACCGTTTTCATACCATAGGTCAAAATGCTGACCTATGGTATCTTCTTATTTTCTAACGTTTTTCCTATAATTCACCCAAAAGGGATTGCCCATAGACCGGAGGAACATATGGAAAACAATGAATTGACACCTTTGGGGACAACAAAGGAACTTGAGGAAACTGAATATCCATCCTTTGAACTCTGCTTGAGTGAAAATTGGGACTCGCCCCTCGTGGCTCAGCACAAGCAATGGCTGAAGACCATCCGTCACGAAACACCAAACCCCAAGATTCCGTTCAAGGTCGCTGTGTATATCCGATATTTCAATCAAACGAAATACAGCGATTATCTCGAGCGTAACAAAGAGGTATTTCGGACCACTCTGTCTCAGTATCCAATGTGGGAGTTCGTTGGATTTTACATCGATAATGGCTCAACAGCCCCCAACATGGAAAGCGCTGTTGCCTGGTCTGAACTTCTGTCTGACTGTGATGATGGTAAAGTCAATCTCATAATCACACAGAAAATCAGCAACATATCCAAGAAGATCCACGAGGTAACCTTCTGTGCTAGAATGCTCGCTGCCCGAAATCCCCCTGTTGGGATCTACTTCATTTCAGAGGATATGTATACCCTCGCCTCGTATTATCGTGATGACCTTCGTGAACCGTGCTTCTTTCCTTCGCTTGACTGGGAGATTTTGCCCGATGATGAATTAGATCTGAGAGGTATGCTCCATGAGTAAATCCACGAAGAAAGCGGCTGAACAGGCAGAACGGGAAAAGGTACAAAGGCGGTATGCCAACCGCCGAGAGCCGGATGTTATCTATCCGGCCAAGAAACAGGTCGACTTTTACGATGACGATGTCCATCAACGTGTTGCGGTCTATGTCCGCGTTTCTACAGACAATCTGGGGCAGGAAACCTCATATGAACTTCAGAAAAACTATTATGAGGAATTTGTTCTAAAACATCCTAACTGGGAACTTGTAAAGATTTACGCTGACAAGGGCATATCCGGCACTTCTACAAGGCACCGAGACGAACTGAATCAAATGCTGACGGATTGTAGAGCAGGGAAAATTGATTTGATTATTACTAAGTCAGTATCGCGACTTGCGAGGAACACGGTTGACTGCATCACGATGGTGAGAAATCTTGCCGAGCTGCGTAACCCAGTCGGTGTATTCTTCGAAAGTGAATGCATCTTCTCACTCAATGAAGATACCTCCATGCCCCTTTCTTTTCTGGCATCTATTGCAGAGAATGAGTCTCGCATTCGAAGTCGCAGCATGGAAGTTTCACTTGCCCAGCGGCTAAATGGTGGTCTGCCCCTAACACCTAAGCTGTTGGGATATTCTCATAATGCGGAGGGCAAGCTTGTGATCAATCCGGACGAGGCCCCTACGGTCCGACTTATTTTCTACATGTATCTATCTGGATACTCCTCATCCCATATTGCCAGAACCCTTGAAGAACTCGGAAAAACAACTTTTCTTGGCAACACCAAGTGGACTTCAGGGGCTGTTATCCAAGTCTTGAGAAACGAGCGCCATTGTGGTGATGTCCTCACAAGGAAGACTTGGACTCCTGATGTAATCAGCCATAAGGCAAAGAAAAACAGAGGTGAGCGCCAGCAGAGCCTGTACAAAGATGACCATGAGGCTATCGTTTCAAGGGATGATTACATTGCTGTCCAACATATGATTAACAATGCGAAATATGGTGGAAAATCGATCTTACCAGAACTTCGTGTGATCGACTCCGGACTTCTGAAAGGATATGTCACAATCAGTCCCAAATGGGCAGGTTTCAAAGCAATGGATTATCTGCAGGCTTCGATGAGTGTCTATGCGGATGATGATGCATATTATGGGCAGCCCCAAAGCGATGACACCACTTTCGAAGTGACAGCCGGAGATTTTGACTTGCGGGGGTTTGAAGTCACAAATTCCGCTCTCTTTGACTCGAACAAAAAGCCATATGTCCTATTTCAAAGCAAGAAAATCAAATTCAGCACAGATTGTGTTCGCTATTTCGGAAGGGACAATAGAGTGGAGTTGCTGATCCATCCAGGATTACGGATGTTTGCTGTTCGTCGAGCATCTAAAGAGTGTCGTCACTTCGTACAGTGGTCCCGACCCGATGATGGAAAATACTATGCAAAGGAGATTCCATGTTCGGCGTTTGGGGACACCCTGTTCGAGTTACTTGACTGGGCAACTGAATATAAGTTCAAGGCATACGGCAGATATATCGAAAGTGAAGGAGAGTCGGTGTTCTTATTTGACTTAAGTGATCCCGAGGTATTCATCCAATCATATCTCATGACGGGGACAGATACTCCTTCTGGTGAGCATGGCGCTCTTTCCCCCTTATCTATATCAGGGAAACGGATTCGAGCTGTTCCCAAAAAACTGGCAGACAGATTCGGCAGCAATTTCTATTCTCATCGTCTTGCTTCCTCTTCATTGGAGCCACAAAGTGAAGAAGCCTGGAAACTCTGGCTGGAAGGCCAGCTCTTTGAAACAGGAGAGAAGCTTAAGGTCACAAAGTTTGATGAAATGCAACGTTTCATTATCGACCAATTGTCCTCTGTAAAGCCAAAAGGAGGAGGGTCTTTGAATGAGTAAGAATACTGAATTCCCTGTCTGCCGGAATCTTGATGGAGTATTCTTTCACGTGACCCGTGATGGGAAGCCCGCCTGTTGCTGTTTTTCTGATCTAACAGAATCTGAACAGGATAGAATTATGGAAGAATACAATGTTGAACAGCTAAGACGGCTTTGCCGGTGCATCTGCAATAGCCTGCGCCAGATTGGAGATATATTAGATATCGTCTTGGACGAGTGAAAGGAGTCAACAATGGAAATAGAAAATCAAAGCACCTTCATCTCGCAGATGCTGCAGGATATTCAAGCCGGTGTTGTTGATGAAGAAACAACCATCTCCTTTAAGGAAGATAGCGTCACACCGATGACTATGGATAAGTCTGCGCCGGGTGATGTGATCGAACTGAGCGATGAGTTTGATTTTGAAGGTTATCAAGTCGTTCGGCGAGAATTCTTTGCTCACACCTTCGAGCCATCCATTACCTTCAATAATTACAAGATCTATGTCAACACTGCGTGTCTGAACAAGTTTCCCCATGCTGACTGTGCCCAGTTACTGATAAACAGGGCTTCTCGTATCCTTGCACTGCGTCCCTGCGCCGAGTCAGAAAGGGACGCATTTGCTTGGTGTAATACGTCCGGAGGAAAGCGAAAGCCTCGACAGATCACCGGTAAGATGTTTTTCGCAAAGCTCTTTGAACTGATGGAGTGGAACATTGACTACAGATACAAGCTGCTAGGTAAGGTCATTCATGCCAATGGCGAGTATTTGATTGCTTTCGATCTAACCGCCTCAGAGGTCTATCAGCGTATTGCCAAAGACGGAAGTAAAGCGAGAACGGCTCGAACTCCAGTATTTCCTGCCGGCTGGAAGGACCAGTTTGGTCTCCCCTACTACGAGCACCAGAAGTCACTTCAAATCAACATTTTTGATGGATATGCGATTTATGGAATCAAAGATAATACAGTATCCTCCATGACATCGGAAAAAACTACCACACCAATTAAAGATACAGGTCATTTAGAAGCGTCTGCACAGGGAGGAATGATAAATGGATAGTACAGATAATCGTGCAACGATGACTTTGGACCTTAAACGAAATCGCATTCGGATACATAAATCGACGCTAAAGAAATTGAATGATCCCAAGTACATTCAGTTCCTGATCAATCCAGAAGAAATGTTTATTGCTTTCCTTGGGTCAGATAAACCACTCGCTGGCGGGACTGCCAACAAGGTGAATCTGGTTCGAATACCGAATCAGTCTGTAGAATTCTATAGCAATAAATTGCTTGAAGGTGTGGTAAGTATGATCGGCATGCTTGACTTCAGGTACAGCTACCGTTTGAGCGGAGAGGTCGATGTAGCAAACAGGGTGGCTTATTTCTCCATGAAAACCTTGAAGAAAAACGAGAGGAGAGCACCCACAGATGGATAAAGGCTTCGCAGAACTAGAAATCGACCAAGAATTCAAGACACTAATTCGACCTCTGCGAAAGGACGAGTATCTTCAACTTGAAGTCAATTTAACAATAGATGGTTGCCGGGAACCAATCATTACCTGGAACAACATTATCATTGATGGTCATAACCGTTACGAGATATGCAATCGGCTTCATATTCCATACGCTGTACGGGAGATACCTTTCGAGAACCGTGATCAGGCTATTGTCTGGATATGCAATAATCAGCTTGGACGTCGAAATATCTCTGAAGAGACCAGACGATATCTCATCGGAAAGCAGTATGAGTTAGAGAAAGTCGCACGAAAGAAACCACCTAATATCAATGGATTCAATCAGTATAAGCAGAGAAGTAAGAGGGAGCGAGGAGAGAGTTTCCGACGCACAGCGCAGAAATTCAGTGCTCAATACCATGTTTCTACTGGTGCGGTACAGAAATACGCGATTTTCAGTAAAGCATTAGATGTGGTTGGTCAGGCAGATCCAGAACTCCCAGGAAAAATTCTTTCTGGTACTTTTAAGATCTCCCATGAGAACCTTGTCGCACTTTCTAAAATGCCAGCTGAGGAAATCAGGCGAATCGGTGCCAGACCTGAAAACCTTCAGCGCCCATTTACAAGCTACAGTGATACCCGGAAAGAGTTTTTAGATAAGGATGAGGAGTCGGTAGACCATATGGAAGAAAATCTGCCACTGATCAAGGTACCCCCCCAGCACGACCCGGATGCTGAAATCACCGGCTTGACCCTTACAGTCCCATCGTGGGTCAGTTCAATTGAACGAGCCAGAACCCTTGCAAATATGAATGCAGCATCCGCAGGCGCAAAAAATAAACTTGAAGAAGTGCTGCTGGCACTTCAGGAAAAGGTATCCGAAATGCTTTCAGACATCAGGGAGGTACACTAATGCAAGACTTCAGTCGATTTGTTCCGAATGTCCATTTCGAGCAGATCCCAATCAAGAACCTTGTTTCGAATCAGGAGTATCAGCGGCCTCTGTCACAGGTCCAAGTAGAAAAGGCCATTGAAGATTTTGACCTCAATCAAATCAATCCTGTGAAGGTGAGCCGCCGTGATGGTATCAATTATGTTTTTAACGGTCAGCACACTATAGAGATTGTTGCAACCGTATCCGGGTCACGCGAGACTCCTGTGTGGTGCATGATCTATGATAGTTTAGATTACAAAAATGAAGCGGACATTTTTGCAAATCAAATGAAGCATGTGCGTCCTCTGAGGCCCTATGAGATATTCATGGCAAATATTGAAGCCGGGAACGAAAAGCAGCTGATTATCAAAAGGCTTGTTGAATCCTACTCTCTTTCTCTTGGACCAGCTAAAGCATACGGAGTAATCTGCGCTGTGGCCACACTTGAGCGAATTTATACCAAGTATGGTTACCATGTTCTAGACCGAACACTACGCCTCTGTGTTGGAACATGGGAAGGTGATATCGACTCACTTGGCGGCAATATTCTGGCTGGTGTTGCAAGACTTGTTGTCGCATTCGGAGACCAACTTCGAGATGAAACATTCAAAGAAAAAGTAGGCTTTATGTCTGTTCGACAATTGTCCCGTATTGCTAAAGAACGTGGAGCAGGGGCCCTTGGTTATGCCGAAGCCATGCTTGTTGCCTATAACCGAAAATGCAAGTACACCTTGCGGATGTCTAAGCTGCATTCCGGAAAGGTTGCAGAAGAGAGAGACTTTGTGGATGAAGCGGAGGAATCGCTTCCGGACACTCCGGTTCTTGAGCCTTGACTAACCCACGGAGTCTCAAAATAAAAAGATCTCCCTCGAATAAAGGGAGATCAGAGTTTGATAGGGCGTATCAGCTATCCTCATATTCGTATGTTAGAGAGAAGGCCGGACGCATATATTCCTGCGCGCTCCTGCTCAATCCACATGCTGTCGCCAAGCGATTCCAGTTTTCACGAACTGTTTTCAAGATTTCTTTCGCCATGCACGCTGCGTCCTTTGCCTTGATGTCACAGTATGGAGCGATTTCCAATGCGAGGTCGAGAGAGATCGTCGCATCGTCCTCGTTTACACAGAGGGACAGCTCATCGCCTTCTGGCACAGGGTTTACATCGTACAGCGGAGAGAGATGCCAGCCATCCCCCTTGAGGATAAAGCCGTGGTTTCTCATGTGGTCATCGGTGTTGGACACGGCCATGTTGAACACGATCCTCCTCCACAACTCCTTCAAATCTCTCTTTGGATCAGCACCGTTGGATTTGAGGAAGGACACCAGTTCAAGATAGCTCGAGCCGTCTGCTGCCGAAGCACCATCCGTCTTCCCCAGCATTGTCATGGCAGATGCAAAGTGGACTCGGGAATTTCCGTTCCGGTCGAATCGCCGCACAAGGAAAGTGCTTCCGTACTTGGAGAAGTCGATCAACATGGACTCTGGAACATCCAGACCACAAAGTCTTGCGAGGTCGTGGGTAACCTTTTCCCAAGCGCCCACATTGATATCGTCATGTTTGGAGGGAAACTTGGCAATCCACAGGTTTCCCTTTGTATCCAGAACGGTAGCCTTTGGCCGTGCGCCACCTAATGAGGAGCCTGGTTTGATAAGCTGGTTGATCCATTTCTGCTCAAGGCCGGATTCATCGCTTTCGAATTGGCGTGAAGCCTCTTCCAGAGTTCGCAGGCTGGTCCATGGTGGCGTCGGAGTTTCCGAGTCATCGGAAAGGAAGGGACCATCTTTGTCCAGTTTAAAGCGGATTGCCCCCATGCGGGTCTCATCATACACCCCAAGCAGGAAGTCGCTTCCAAGCAGTTTGCGAGGTTTCCGGCTCTCTTTCTCTGCCAGAATCCTTTCCCTGCGGGTCATCAGCAGACGGCCCCATCGGTCAGGCGAAGAGTCTGCGAATATGCCGAATACATCTTTTTCACCAGTTGGATACTGCCGGCCCTCATACAATTGCAGGTCCGGGTCGAGATACATATAATTCGAGCTACTTTTTAGCCAATCGTTGTCGTACTCAAAGGAGCAGCTTTCGCGGCCCCGGACACTCTCCACAAAGAGTGTTCCCAAGAAGTTTGGTTCTACGGAGTTGAAATTCTCATAGACATAGATCACTTTTCGGTTTGATGGCAAGATCATTCACCTCCATTGCGTGGTGCTCTCTTACGTGTGGTAAGCTCAAGGTCTTGGAGTTTACGCCCCAGCTCGTCATCCTTTGCAACGAGCAGAAGATCCTTATCCATGTTATTTAGTGCATGTAGTACAGCGGCATAGATCCCGATTGCAACGGAAGGATTCCCTTTCTCAACATTCCATACCGTGGCGCGGCTTACGCCTGCTCTCTGCGCGACCAATTCGGCAGACAAGTGTCTCCTCAATCTGGCCATTTTGATCTGCTCTCCAAACTGGTCCAGGATGGCCTGGGTCTGTGGAAGTACCGCAACACTCTTTCGTCCCACGCATATACACCACCTTCTCCTTGTTCTTATGCTTATTATTATAGACAATAACAGATAATTTGTCAATAAATAAAGACATTATATGTGGTCGGCGATGTATGCAACAGACCATTGTTTTATTGTATGCGGAAGTCACCGTTGCTATGCATAGTTTTGATTTGAAAGGGGTAATCCATTATAGACGTGATTTTACATATTCCTCATTCCAAACGGGGGAAAGAGGAACTTGCCAAGCGCGTGGCAACTGTTCACGCTCAGGCAGTCATGGCATACATATCAAAGCTGCCCTGTCCCACAGGACAAAAGGTCGCGCTTATCGATGCAATGCTGGAGCATGTCCGAAAGGATATCCAGCACAAGAAAGAGAGCTGATGCTCAGGTGGTCAATAAAAAAGATCTCCCTTATTCGAAGGGAGATCTGAGGTCAGGCTATGCGCTTGTCCCTTTGGAAATGAACTCAACCTTGAGGCTCATTCCAAAGTCCTTCCGCCAATCTTTTCAGAGAACGGAGAGACGGATTGCCGGTACCGTTTTCAAAACGGTTGATGTCTGCCTGAGCAATACCAGTTACTACTGCGAGCTGCTTTGTGTAAGATCCCGTTCATCCCGACCCTCGATGATTGCTCTCATGATTTGACGCTCAGGTTCGAGGACATCCCATTCGCCCTTGAATTCGGGATCTTGGAGCTGCTCATTGAGGGTATCACGAAAATTCTTGCTCATACACTCACCACTCCACTTTCTCTCTAAACTCATTATATGTGTTATATCACATATTATCAATGCGTATTTGCTTTTTTAATCATTCAAATTGAAACCACCCGAGGTGATATGGAGAAAGAGAAAGAGGATAGACTCCTCTTTCTCTCTGATATTTAGACCGCTTCTTCTACAAGGTAGCCTCCTCCGAAGATGATTTCCAGCCTTCCGCCAGGATAGACTTTGATGCACTCTACCATTTGCCGGACGATGGAGTCATCGTATTCCGTGCGGTTATGTTCTCTTTCAGCGATGATGGCCTGGATCTGCTCAAGCCGGTCTTGATTACCAGAGTCCGTGGCGGCGCTTTCCTGTATCGTAGCGATACGCTGCTTGAGAAGCTCCAGTTCCTGTGACAGCGACATGAACTCACTCTCATGAGTTTCGATGCCCTCACCGGAAGCTACGCTCTCATTAACAAGCGCCAGCATTTTGTTATTCAGGGCTTCGATTTTCCGCTCTAGCATGTCCACTTCTTCAGGATCGCCGTTAAGGCCCAAGGCTTCGCCTATGGTTGCCCTCATCAGAGCTTTGTAGGTAGCATTGTCCTGATCGTTGAACTTGTTGACGGCGCGGACGATAGCTTCCTTCAGCTTGTCCTCGAAGACTGTTGGGGATTCCTTGCAGTATTTTTTCCCGTAGTCAAGACGGCTGATGCAGCGCCACACGATGCGCTTTACACCGTTTCTGGACCATGTCACCCTTCGGTAGCGCGTCCCACACTCCCCGCAGATGAGTACATCAGTCAGAGCGTATCGGGAATATTTTCCGGTAGAGGTGATGGCGGTCTTTGTTGAGGCTGGCGATTTAGCCCTTCTCCTTGCCAACTCCTCCTGTACTTTGTTGAAGGTAACGCGGTCGATAATTGCTGGATGACTATTTTGAACGTAGTACATAGGTGCTTCGCCGGTATTCTTCTTCCGTTTCTTTTCAATGCAGTCCACGGTAACGGACTTTTGTAAGATGGCATCTCCGCAGTATCGCTCGTTGGCAAGCATGCTCATGATCATGCCTTTGCTGAAGCTAATGTTCTTGCCAGGGATCTGAGGATGTTCAGCCTGCATCATCTTGGAGATATTGTCCACAGTTTCTCCAGCAAGGTACAGGTTGAAGATTCTTTCTACGATAGCCGCTTCGCTTGGGACAATCTCCGGCTCACCGTCAGCACCCTTCCTGTATCCAAGGAAGCGCTTATACATGAACACTGGGATTCCTTCCTCGAACTTATTCCGGACGGTCCATATAATGTTTTTGCTGATGCTTTCTGATTCAGACTGTGCGAAGCCAGCATAGATGACGAGATACAATTCGCTATCTGTTTTCAGCGTATCGATCTGCTGCTCCTCGAAGTAGACGCCGATGCCTTTGGATTTGAGCATGCGGACATAGTCGAGGCAATCCACCGTGTTTCTGGCGAAGCGGGATACGGATTTTGTGATGATGTAGTCGATTTTTCCCGCCAGACAGGCATTGATCATTTTATTGAACTCAGGCCGTTTATCCGCTCTTGTACCGGATATTCCTTCGTCAGCAAACAAGCCTGCAAAGCACCAGTCTTTCCGGCTACCTATCATTTCGGTGTAGACCTTTTTCTGGTTGGCATAGGATACGAGCTGTTCTTCACTATCTGTAGAGACACGGCAGTAAGCGGCAACTCTTTTCTGCCTGTACTTTTCCTTGTCTACGGCCATAGAGCGTTTCGGCTCAATGACAGTGACGATTTTCTTTGGAATTTTAGTTACTTCCATCGTCCAATGAGACCTCCGTTTCTGTTTTAGTATGAAGTACCACCTTGCCCTGCGCTCCAAGGGTGATATGCGAAGCGAGGGCAGTGAAGTAGTCCAGATTAAACTCCTCCTGAGTGACCATTGTGTGCGCCATTTTCTTTGCAATAGACACTGCAAGGTCTAGTTTTGCACTGCTCTGTTCATACATGAGCGATGCCATCTCGACGGTCTTTTGGATGATGAGATCTTCGTTCGGATCATCCCGTTCCAGCTCCAGCGCGATCTCATTTCCGATTTTGGTGACCTGGGCATCCGGCTCGTATCGTTTTCGGGGTTTTGGTTGGAGCAGATGGTTATTGAGGATGATCCGGTTAATAAGAACTGTGATAGTCTCCAAGAGCTGGGCATCGCTGATGCGAACCCGGATGCCGCATTCGTCATTGGTGCAGCTCCAGCTTTCACGGATGCGATGCTTGGAGCTGACCCTGCGCTTCATCGGATGGCCACAGCAATCGCATCGGACGAGGTCACGCAGCAGAGCGATGGCATCATTTTCTTTCGCACATGTGTTGCGCTGCCGGGCAGCCTTCAACCTTACTGCGGCCTCATACATATCCTCGTCTATAATGGGGTCGTATTCCTCCGTCCCCACATACTTTGCATTGTTGATAATTCTGGCGATACGGGCTTTATCCCAAGTGGCAGTTTTTTGTGTATAAGGGATCTGGTGGTCGGTCAATTCCTCCGCAATAGTTTTGAGAGAAGCACCACCCAGATATGACTTGAAGATCTCACGGATGACTTCCGCTTCCTCGTTGGATATGACTGTTCTGCCATTCCGCATGGTGTAGCCGTATGGGATGTACCGTATCTTTTTCATGACTGCCTCCTATATGCGTTCTTTGAATTGAAGCCCGCCAAGGAGTTCCATAGACATTTCGTCCTTTTTATTGATTTGGATGGACTTCACGATTTCCAGAAAGAGCTTTTCATCAAAAGCTTCGAGTGGTTCCTCCAGCTCGAAGATGAGTATCCTCAGCTTTTTCACTTCCTCAAGCATGGTTGCGGCTTTCGACTGGAACTCTTCTTGTCTGGCATCCTTAAGCTTTGCCAGCTCCGCGTTGATGTCGTTGGCCTGAGCCTGATATACCTCGATGGGGAGGTACCCCTTTGACCGGAGCTGCTCGAGCATAACCAGTTTCGCATTAAGTTCAGCAATGCCTTTACTCATATCCCTGGCTGCAAGATTGTTCCGCTTCATGGCTACCAAAGTCATCTCTAATCGACTGATGACTTGTGCCAGAATGTTATCTTCCGAGAACCGTAATTTGTTCACCATAGTGATGAAACCATCATAGATACGTTCTTCACTGTAGTAGTTAGAGTCGCAGGCGGTGCTGTCATCTTTGTGCAGTGAACATACCCACTTTACAGTACCTGATATGAGCCTCCGACGATAGAAAGAGCCGCATTCAGAACACTGAATGCGGCTTGTAAGCGGATATATATTTTGAGAAGTTGTTTTTGCGAAATTGCCCTTTCTCTTCTCGATCAGTTTTTGAACTGCATCGAACACATCCTTTTCGACAATGGCAGGATGGGTATCCTTCGCATAGAAGCGGTCTTCCTGCCCCCTATTGATGTGTTGATTGAAGGGAACAGTTGTTTCACGGTAAGTCTTTTGATAGAAGCTGTCCCCTATATAGCGTTCATTCTTCAGGATGTAGGACACTCGACCTGAGCGCCAGATATCCTTCCCGGTCTTGGTCGGGATATTGTGAATGTTCAGTTCTCTGGCAATTTCTCCGGTGGAGAAGCCCTGTAGATATAGGCTAAAGATATTCCGAACGATAGCTGCTTCTGACTCGTCTACCTCCAGCATCTTATTGACCAACCGATACCCATAAGGGGCATTGCTGTCTATATACTCACCCAGCTCCATACGTTTGACGATGGAGAGCCGCTGGTTCATCGAGATAGACTGTGACTCCTCCTGTGCAAGTGCAGCGAAGGTATTCAGAAGCATCTCATCACCCATAGAGAGCGTCGAGATACCTTCTTTTTCGAACATGACTCCCACACCAAGGAGTTTGAGCTTTCTCACATAGGCCAGAGCGTCTTTGGTATTTCGGGCGAACCGGGAGATCGACTTGGTTACGATGAGATTGATCTGTTTAAGCTCACACATTCGGATCATGCGCTGAAACTCGCTTCTGGTTTCGCTTTTCATTCCGGTTAGGCCCTCATCGGCAAAGATATCGACCAGCTCCCAATCATCTCGCGCACCAATAATTTTTTTGTAGGCTCGGATTTGAGCCGCATAGGAGTTGAGCTGGTCTGCGGAGTTGGAGGACACTCGGCAATAAGCAGCAACCTGCATCTTCTGTGCGCCCTGTCTTGTGATGGGGGTGATCAGTCTCACTTCAGACATTACCTTGTCCTCCTTCCTCGATTTTGGTTGGTATCATATTATGATACCAACCACTTTTGGCAAGCTACATTATACTTGGAACTCAATGAAATAGCCAACAAAACATACGTAAAATAATAAATTTGACCTATTACACAATATTTAGCTGGCCAAAATGATATCTGCGCCTGTGAGCTTCAGATAATACTTTTTTGCTCGAGCATATTCCTTGTCTGTGATTACCTCCTGCGCAAGGAGCTCTTTCAGCATAGTCACGATGAATAGGAAATTGGCATTTTTAGTGTTCTTGTATGATAGCATTTTACTTCCTCCTTGCTCAGAATAAATCGTACAATTACAGATAGCACAAATGAAGGCACAATCATTTGTGCCCTCATTTCTGTTATCAAAGCGGCGGGACCTGTCCATTCGTTGGAAGAATGTTGCTATCCTGATATGGAACAGCTCCCGCCGCATTTACTTTTACTTCTTACTGATCCTATTCGACACTACTTCCCGGATCATGGGCGGCTGTACTAACCAGCGGCTGGCGCCGCCCTCCGGGAATCTCACCCCTCCGAGGATCTCTCCGAGCTGCCCCCATTGTTTGAGACTGTGGCTGGACAGTGAGTACAGGATGGTGGTGTCATTGCGAAACAGCCTGCCAGAGCTGCTTTTGGCTGGGTGGGGACCGCTCGTCACCTTTTTTGGCCGTCTTTTATGCAGAGTGTCTGCACAGGTGAGTCTTCGCGCACCCGCCGAATCGCTGTTCCCCCTCGTCAGGGGCCCACCAACCGACGTTGTTAGCTGCCGGATATGACTGTATGATACAGTGTTTTTTGAGGTGCATGAAAACCAATTCCATTGGCTTCGGCTTCATTGTACATCTGAGATCCGGTGTGTAACAGAAACAGAATGGCAGGTTTCTTACCCCATTTGTCAGGTTCAGAGTTCTGCTTCCAATTCAGATAGGAAAGATATTACCCTTTGCAGAATCTGCTTCTTATTCTCAACCTCTGTGCCAAGCAGAAGATAATCCAGAGAAACGCCAAAACAATTTGCCAAATCTACAGAAAACTCGATTGAGCCAGTACGTTGGCCATTTTCGATTTTCACGATATAAGTACTTGTCACATGCATTTTCTCAGCAAGTTGTTCCTGAGTAAGTCCTCGGCTTTTCCGTAAATTCTTGATTCGTGCAGCATAGCTATCTCTGCTAAAGCCCATAACATTTTCCTCCGTTTCATTCGAGATTTGGGAAATCCAAACCTCGAATGCGGAGGGGCGCGACAGTGAAAATATACCTCGTGGGTGAAGCTGCCACATTGCGATATGCTCTTTTTCCATTGAGCGAATTGCATTGTTACCTCCGAAGGGCGGCAACAGCAATAAAAAAGCCGGACATCGAGAAGAAAGGTACCCTAAATGGCTACCTGTTCTTCTCAATGCCCGGCAATTTGGTGACTCATAGACAATGTCTAAGGACCCGTGGCTCGGTGCAATCAGCTCCTTTATTCTGTTATGGGTTGATACGGTCTAAAAGAATTATGCCAGTTTGGGTGAATACGAACCCCTGGCTGTCCGGTAACTGAGATCCACACGGACCACTCTCCGACAATTAGGACATTTCATTTCGATGATCCCAGTTGTGGGTGTTACTTTATCCAAGATCCTCCACTGACAGTAGGGGCAGAGCTTCACAACCTTGACCTCATATGGCCGAATATTCATAATTCATCCTCCTCGTCCCTTTCGATCCGTACCAATGCATACGGATCATGGAGGTCATTTCGTTTGAGGAGTCCCAACTGCGACATACGGATAGAGAGGGCAGTCTTTGATACGCCCATGTAGTTGGCCATCTCTTCGAAGCGCCTGTAATCTGACCGAGCAAATACTCGATTCAGCAGCCGCATCTGGGACCCTAAACCAAAGCGTTCCATGCATTGCTGAACACACCCTGCCGGAAGTAATATAATGCCGGCCAAGGTATCCACCTGCCATTCTTCCCAGTCTCTTGCACAGGTTCTGGTGCGATAACAGTAGTGGACGCACCGCTCCATCGTCTGTGCCCCATAGTCCCTCGGGAACAACAATTTTAAGATATGGTGGCAGCTCTCATGGGAAACCGTGTAGTTACGACGGCCTACATTAGCGCCTTCCCGAGCAAGTTCGCTCTCGATCAGGAGTGTTTTTCCGTCCAACATGTAGAATTGATCCTCACTGTACTCAGGCTCCCCATCTTCAGGAAATACTTCAACGCCAATTTTACAGAAGGATGTTAGGCCAAGTTTTACCCCGTCCTTCGACAGATGCCTATAGTCGATCTGTAGCCCCAGCAGGTCATGACAGAGATGATCGATATCCACACGCTCCAGCACCTGACCTGCCACGCCTGGAAGGGCGGCATATGCTCTAATAACTCTTTCGCCAATGGCTTCCAGGTCAGCTCGTGATAAAACTTTCAAAGCTTGCACCTCCTCTGTTTTATGAAGGATATACCTTATAGAGAGATCACCCGCATCCCTTTGCTTCAACAAACCATTTATTCCCTTCGCTGAACAAAAAGGTTTCTTGCCCTCGAATGATCACGGTATATCGAATTCCTCCGCCACTCACTTTGGCAGAAGCCGCACGGCATTTATACTTCAATTTCTCAATTTGAAAGATTTGACCATTCGGCCAGCGGATGAATCGTGGAGAGACGGTTCCGTTTTTATCCACATCCAGATTCACAGCAACATATTCTTTCCTGCATTGTGATTCCATTGAACTCCCCCCGTTCAAAATCCGAAGTAAATACGAACATCCTTACGTATTTTGATTGACACACAGAATGTTCGTGTGATATTATTTATACGAACAGAATTTCGGTTCCATGCTCGGATTATAGCGCGAATGTAATTTCGTGTCAATATCATTTTATGAAAAATCGTTCGTGTTCATGCGTAAAAAAAGAGAGGTGGGCTTATGGCTTTCAAAGAACGGTTAAGAGAAAAAAGAAAAGAAGCTGGTCTGACACAGACGGAATTAGCAAAGATGATTTCTGTTACAGACCGAACGATTCAGAATTATGAACTTGGCACAAGAATCCCCCAGAACATGAAGATAGTCAGTGACCTTGCGGTCGCCCTCAAAACAACACCAGATTATCTTCTTGGTACCGCTGAAACCTATGTCATAGAAGCACGTGAAAAAGGGGGCAGAAAGGCAGCCAAAGATCTTGACGAACTGGTTGGTGAAGTAACGGGATTGTTTGCTGGTGGACAGCTCTCCGAAGATGCTCTGGAAGGAGCTATGAAGGCGCTAAATGATGCCTATTGGATCGCAAAAGAAAAGAATAAGAAATATGCACCAAAGAAATACCGGTCGCAGGACAAATAAGTCCGTTCTTTGGGATAGATCATTTGATAAAATCATTTGGGTTACCATAGGACGGAGGTGGGCAAATGGATGGTCGAATGCTCTCAAATATCGGAGCAAAGCTTGTTCGCCGGTGCGGAACAAGAGATCCCTTTGAAATTGCGCGGCAACTTGGAATTGAAGTTATCTTCTGCGATGATCTGGGATCACTGAAAGGGATGTACCGGGTCATTAAGCGAAATAGATTCATATTTATCAACTCATCTCTCAGCGAGAAGATGCAGAGGATCGTGTGCGCCCACGAGCTTGGTCACGACCAGCTTCATCGAAAACTCGCTTGTGCCAATGGCCTGCATGAATTCATGCTTTATGACATGAGCACACGCCCTGAGTATGAGGCCAATATCGTTGCGGCAGAGATCCTGCTGGACAATGATGAGCTGCTTGATTATATCTATACCTACAACTATTCTGCAGAACAGATCGCTCGGGCCATGGAGACAGATATCAACTTGGTCGCTCTTAAGATCGCACATCTGACAGAGATCGGGTATGATCTGCGCCCTGTCGATCACCGCAGCGATTTCTTGAAGAACAACTGATCACTTTACAGGAAGGAGCAGGAACATGAAGTATATCTTATACCGAGCGCCCCAGGGGCTTGATAAAAATGTGCGGCAGCACGAGCTTGTTGCTGTGGAGTATGGAGAGAACATCTTTGATGTAACGGATTCCTTGATCCAGGACGCTGCTGATGATCTGGCCGGTCTGCCTGAGTATGCGGGGTGTGATACAGCAGCAAAGGCGCCGGAGCCCATTGAAAGCTTCCGGCGTGTCAAGAAGTATCAATACGAGATGTTGGGGATCGTGTATCCACCCAAGGGCGAAAAGAACTTTCTTATTGACTTCGGAATCGTGGAGGTCTGTGATGACGGCCGTGGATAATACACAGCGAGGAAAAGAGTGGCCAGAGACATACTCCAGACGAGTCCTCAATCAGATGTACCGGGCAATTCCACTGAAGGATACCGCCTTTCGGCTGCTGCGTAAATATTTCAATGCCCTGACCAATTTATATGGTGTTGTTCTCTTACGAGAGGTATATAAGATCGTCACCGCCCAAAACCCCAAATTAGTGACTCTGGATGAGTTCCTGGCATTTTCAGAAGTTGCACGGCATGAATGCGAAGATTATTATCTGCTGGGATTAGATGAGTTGTATGTTGATGGACCTGATGCAGTCGATCCAATGGATCGTGAGCTGATAGATATTGCGCTTATTGATGAGGGCTTGGATCGTTATCACGAACTGCTCCGGCAACATCAGGGCAAGCCCTACTTTGTGCCAAAGAAATCGATCCTTTTGGCTTATGAAGATGCATTTTATTGCGAGCCATCTCCCCAAGCTGTCTCTCTGCGTAGTTTCCTTTCCAAACGGTTACATAACGATGATACGATGGTCGATTCTATCATGGAGGAACTCATCTACAGTTGTCGTTGTCTGGATGCAGGGATAGCCGAGGTAATTCAGCGCATGGATCAGATGGGCGTCACTCTTAAGAAGAGGGGTCTATCAGAAGAATTCATCATGCTCTATCAGGATTTTCATAATAACACACGGATGCAGGCCAATCGTGGATACTCACCAAACGAGCTGCTCTCCTTTTATCCTCCAGAGAAGCAAGTCCCCCAATCTATTTCCCTTGGCCCGAATATTCGGAAGGGGATCGCAGATGGTTCGATTCGAGTGAGCGATTTGCGTCAGCAAATTCTATCTGCGCAACTTCCCAATGAGGCTCTCCGCAGAGGATTGCTTAAGGAGTTAGCAGAGATCCAGCCTCCAAGGGCTATCAAAATAGGTAGAAATGAGCTATGTCCCTGTGGAAGCGGGAAGAAGTACAAGAAGTGTTGTGGAAGATAATTCAGAGCGATAGGTAAGGAGGTGTCAGGGATGAAGCAGCGTTCTTACATTGCTATTGACTTAAAGTCATTTTATGCTTCCGTTGAGTGTCGAGAGCGAGGGCTTGATCCTCTGGACACCAATCTAGTTGTTGCCGATGAGAGTCGAACGGATAAGACGATCTGTCTAGCTGTAACGCCGTCCCTTAAATCCTACGGCATTTCTGGACGAGCAAGATTATTCGAAGTCGTACAACAAGTGCGCGAAGCAAACAAAGGTCGTCTGTATGATGCGCCTGGGCATTGCTTCACTGGCAGATCCTGTTTTCTCTCTGAGCTAAAGGCTGATCCATCTCTGAAGATCGATTACCTGATTGCGCCCCCACGGATGGCGTATTACATGGAATATAGTACTCGAATCTACGAGATTTACCTCAAATATGTTGCACCAGAGGATATCATCGTTTACTCCATCGATGAGGTGTTCATGGATGTAACAAATTATCTGGATACCTATCGTCTGTCTCCTCGTGATCTGGCTATGAAAATGATTTTAGATGTGCTGGATGCGACAGGGATCACTGCCACCGCTGGCATTGGAACCAACTTATTTCTCTGTAAGGTTGCTATGGATATCGTAGCAAAACATATCCCCGCGGATAAGAATGGTGTTCGAATCGCAGAGCTGGATGAGATGAGCTTCCGGCGCCAGCTCTGGACCCACCAACCAATCACCGATTTTTGGCGCGTCGGGCGTGGATATGCAAAAAAACTTGAAGAGCATGGAATGTTTACTATGGGGGATGTAGCAAAGTGTTCCCATGAAAACGAAGACCTGCTCTATCGACTTTTTGGGAAAAATGCAGAACTCCTGATCGATCATGCTTGGGGCTGGGAACCCTGCACAGTTGAGGCGGTCAAGGCTTATAGGCCCAGTGAAAACAGTTTAGGCTCTGGGCAAGTGCTTCACTGCCCATATACTGCTGATAAGGCACGGCTGGTCTTGCGGGAGATGGCGGAGTCATTGGCTCTGGATCTCGTCAGCAAGAGACTTGTTACGGATCAGGTGGTTGTCACAGTAGGCTATGACATAGAAAATCTTACAGATCCTGAGCGGGCCTCCCATTACAATGGCCTAGTTGTCAGTGATCATTATGGAAGAAGAATTCCTAAGCACGCACATGGAACAGAGCGGCTCGAAACTCACACTTCTTCCACAAAGAAGATCATGGGTGCTGCTACGGCATTGTTTGATCGGCTCGTAGACCCCAATCTCCTGATCCGACGCCTCAACATTGTCGCCGGCCATGTCATGCCAGAGAATGATGCCAAAAAGCGTAATTCCGGTTTCGAGCAACTCGACCTATTCGGTGACTATACTGCACAGAAGGCCAAACAAGAGCAGGAAGAAGCCGAGCTGGTCCGCGAGCGTAAAATGCAGGAGACCATGCTTACCATCAAGCGGAAATACGGCAAGAATGCCATACTGAAGGGCATGAACTTGGAGGAAGGTGCGACCGCTAAAGATCGCAACGACCAGATTGGTGGCCATAGAGCTTAAGGCCGCGATGGAGGAAATAGACCATGTACGAAGATATCATTCATTTACCGCATCATGTCTCAGAGCGGCATCCCAGAATGTCGATGATGGACCGTGCGGCTCAGTTTTCCCCATTTGCTGCCCTGACTGGTTATGATGCTGCCATCAAAGAAACTGCCAGGCTTACAGATAGAAAAATTGAACTGACCGAGGAAATGCAGGCTCGGCTGAACGATAGAATAAACCGGCTCCTAGAAGAACTTCAAAATTACCCTCCGGTCGAAATCACCTACTTTATTCCGGACGATTATAAAGAAGGCGGACGCTACCATACTTTGCAAGGACAAATTAAGCGAATTGATGATGTGGAACACATGCTCCGTCTATGTGATGGGACATGTATTTACTTTGAAGACATTCTTGATATCAACAGTGAACTATTCAAGACGAGATCACCTTGATAGAAACCTGTCGAGCCTTCCGTCTAGTGTTGCAGCCAATAGTCGGCATCAATAAGTGTTGGTACAGAATATGTCCTTTGGGGGAAATTCACTCCACCAGATCATCTCAAACACTCTCCAGAACTTGAAGCACTTTACCAAAGTCCTCCTGTACCGTTTTATTAGCGTTCACGCGGTCATCCCAAACAAGGCGTTCCTCACTGATCTGGCAAATATACTGACCGTTTCGTTCAACATTCCAAAAACCAGATTTTGATGATATGGATAGGGAGAAGTTCTGTTGCTGGAGCAACTCCATAATCTGCGCAAAACGGTTATTAGATGGCAATACTGGAACTCTTATGCAGTTCCTTTTTGGCCTGTTTTGGTATGGACATTCAGGAGGCCAGCCTCCTTATAGGTACTGGAGGTATGGCTCCAGTGCAGACTCAGCACTCTTCAGGCGGCGCTCCAAACTGTCATCCATCTGAAGGAGCTTGGCGTTTGCCTGGATTAAGTGGTCATCATCCGTACCTGTCTTCAGGAAGCCACCGCCAAGCGAAGAGATGAGCATGAATTTCTTCGGATCGGACTGCGTTTGGAACTGTACAGAGACAGACGGTCCATCCAAGGAATCTCACCCTTCCCATAAACCTTGTGGATGAGGCTTGAGCCAACCTGCAAGTGAGATAGAATCGCTGCCCGAATTTCCTCCAGATGAGCAAAGTCGGCTTGTGCCTGCTCATATACTTCCTTCAGCGCCGCTGCTTTTTCGACACGCTCACGGTAGAGTTTCTTTTCTGCCACTTTTGGATGGCTGTACTGTATCCCGTCGTAAAGGTTATAGACCTGAGAGGAATAAATCATGTCAAAGGCCAAAACATGGAGGCCAGTGTCCTCGTAGAGCTGCTCTTTCGTATCCTCATAGCGACTCATATGTGTCTGGATTAGTTTAGGGAATTCCTTCATGGAGGCAACCAACTCATCGCACATCCGGTAATACACATCCAGTTTGAAGTTGGCGCCGGAGCCCCAGTCATCCAGAAAGTCTACACAATCGGCGAACTCATGTGCCTGGGTGGACTTGTAGAGGTAGTTGTGCTCCGGGTCGTGGAAGAACAGATACGCCATCACAGACCGCTGATCGTTGGTATAGCGCCAGCTTCCCGGGGCATATTTGGCCTTCAGTTCCTCGCTTTTCTGGATGAAGGCATAGATTTTCGCCTGACGTAAAGCAAGATCTCCGCCATCGTCCGCAAAGAGTTCACGGTACATATTCCGGACGGTTTCCGGCTCTTCCTTGGCATAGGTGACTAAGGCATAGAATGGTTGCTGATTAGCACTGTCAATGAGATTTTCGCTGATTTTCCAGACTTCATAGAGCATTGCAGAAAGGTCCGGCGCATCCAAATTGAATGACTCCCGATACTGCTCCACTACGGTCCATTTATAAGTCTCATTGAAATCCGGATTATTGATATACTCGAACTTCTCTATGTAATTACTGAATAGCTGGCCCAAACGTGTTTTATTCATATCCATCCTCCAAGATACTCGATTATCTGATTGCCACTATCCTCATACAGATCCAACCGTGTCCGCTTTTCTACCCCATATCAGCTCATATTCCAGCACATGACTCAGCAGCTCTCGAGGCTCCACTTGAAATTTATTCGCCACTTCAATCATATGATTATCAATTAAGTGCAATCCGGCCTCTTCACATCGTTTGATGGTGGTTTCTTCCTGGAACCACAGATCCGCAATGCCGCAGGGCCTTGCACCCAGTTTTTCAAATAATTTCTGGCTGGCCAAATTCGCTGGTTCGATTCTAACGATATACTTTGTGACACCCAAGCGGGATTCCATTTCATTGAGCATTGTTGAGAGAGTCACATATCCAATTCCATGTCTCGTCCACTCTGGCAGCAGTTCAATCACGATTTCCCATACGGGTTGATTGGTATTCTTGATCCCACAGTACCCGACGTATTCCCCATCCTTGACAATAGACAGCATCAGGCACTTGTCCTCGTTGTGGTCGTGCCAAACCATTTCCAAGAACGGATCTCTCTCTTCCATAGATTGTAGTAGCGGGCTTGCTCTTTGAATGGAGAGAAAGGTATCATGGTCCCTAGGTTCCACAGGTCTGAGGAAGACCGTTTCATTGACATGAATAGCGGTGCCAGACTTCCAAAAGTCGGTCTTAATCTCTGCTGAATCTTTATTTGCAATGGTGTGCTCCACCGGTAGCCGAGACAATTCCGTGTCGGCCTTCAGTGTAAGTCGTTTGATGACAGCATCCCGTTTCTCTTCAAATGACCTGCCATCGTCAGCTTCCAATATGTCCAATGCATCTTGTAAGACCATGTTGACTGCATTCTTCATCACATTTTTAGCAACTTCACTTTTATCCATGTAAGTGTGCTGCTTCATACCTCGGTGAGCCTCCTCTCATAAATCATACGGGTATAGGCATGTTTATTCCGTACTTTCCATCACTTATTTCGTCGATTATCTGAATAAGTTCTATGATCGATGCCGATGTTGTAAGTGTAAGGATTTACCTCTTTCTGTTGATTATATCATGTATCACACATTCCATCAATTAACGCAGATAAAGGATTGACTGCCTTCCATCACCCCATAATGTGAAAATAGCCGACTCGGGCCACCGAGTCGGCTTCTGTTTTTATTTCAATAGAGTGTCCACCAATATTCAAATACTTTACGATACAGGTTGCCCTTCTTTGGCAGTCCGTGATATTTACGAACTCTGCGATTGGCCTTTCGCTTCAGATACTGTTGCCGGTTACTGGACTTCATATACTGAATGTGTAGTCCGGAATGGTGCAATGTTTTCAAGCCCTCATAATCACCTATGATATACCCCATGTTCGGTGCATACCTGCTATGCTGGATGAGAGACAGGAGATGATCTGTGTGCCTGATGCTCTGTATGCGGCGATATTGACGTCCGGATCGCCGATTGCATCTAGTCTCTTGTTTAGTCGATTCCAAAATCTCGGCGATTTGTTTGTTTAATTCTTGCTCTGTCATAAGCCTTCCTGCTTTGTACGGTCCGGGTGATTGGGTTGACCCCGTACCAGGAACCACGCTGTTTCGAATAGTACTCTCTTTGGGCTTTCTTACTGCGTTTGTCTAATGGAATCAACTGAGTCATCGCCAATCACCTCTTTCTCTTCATCTTGGTGTTGATTGTTCCAGAGCGCATGGCAGGTCTCCAGATAGTCTGTATGGCCCAGCAGCAACATCTTATTTGGCAACTCCTCCATGGCGGCAAGGAACCGCATCCGGTCCCGCTTCCGCACTTGGCAGAAAATCACGCGATATGGAGAATCGTTCCGCACATATTCCTCCCGAAAGCGGACCCGTACTTGGTGCTTGATGAATATTGGGTCAGCCAGATACGCATCCGTATCTAAGAAGGCGTAATAAGCATAGCGCAACGATGGTCGGTCGATGGGCTGATAGTATTGTGAATGTTTCAATCGGGGCCTCCTCTATAACAATCTCATTACAAATGGTGAAGAATACTTGCCATTTCAGGACATATCGGGTATGCTAAGATACTCCGCTGAGGCGGAAATCATCCTGATGAATGGAGGCGATCCATATGTCCATGATTCGGTTTCCTGTCATCGATCCTGTGGCTACCGGGGCAAATATCTGCCGGCTCCGGAAGGATCGCGGCCTGACAGTCCGAGATCTCCAGCACTATTTCGGATTTGAGGAGCCGCAAGCCATCTATAAATGGCAGCGGGGCCAGAGCCTTCCCAGTGTAGATAATCTCTATGCACTGAGTGCTTTGCTCCAAGTGCCGATGAATGAGATCATTATCTCCACTTCTCATATCGTTTCTTTTGAGCAGCAGGCAGCCGCCTGCTGCTCAGATCTTTTTGTAGGAAGATTTCTTCCGGTGCAGTGGGCATGGCAGAATTTCAAAACCGCTTAGATCCTTATCCGCCTGTGCCCATAGGCCTGTCTGAGTCCAGCTGGGCTGCCGCAGTCCTTGTGGGTAAGCAAGCGACTTGAAAATACATTTTCACGCCATTATGGCAGGTATCAGAGAAGCGTAAGATTGAATTCTGCTTTTTGAAGTGAATGCATGTTAGAAATGGCAGTATTGCGGCGGACGCGGATGGAGGCGCCTGACGATCCATTTATAATGAGTTATGAGCTCATGTTGCATTCATCAGATGCAGTCCATTCTTTACCGGAGAGTGCGCAGCATCATAATTCATCTGCGCCTGAACCGATCATCACTGCCTATCCATTCTGCCACGCCCACCACACCTGAAGGTGGGATGTCGGCACTTATGTGGCCGTTCCCTTTTCGATAAAGTCGCTGAGGATGTCTTCAAAGCTGTCATTCATGTCAAAGGGCTGCTTATAAGATACCTCGGTGTTGACCAGACACTTATCAAGGGACATGGAAATCTCGTCGGCCTTCTTACCCAGCGCCGTAGCCATGCCCCGGATCTTATTCCGGTCGAAGTCGATGGTAGTGACTTGCGTGGCATCACAGCGGTAGGACACCTGGTTGCCTTCGCCATTGAACCGGAACCCGGAGCCGCCACCTGTGATGGTCTTTTCGCTGTTGCGGAGAGTGGTCATGTGCCGGAACACCTCGGCCAACTCCTGGCGCTGCCGGTTCAAGCCCACCTCGCTGTCCATATCCAGCTCCAGGGTGCTCTTGGCGGTGTGGATAGCACGGCTCAGTTTCTCCCGCTCCTCCAACAGGGACATGAGGAAGGCGGCTACCTCGTTGGCGTGACCGGCGTACTCGCTGGGAGCGACATCCTCAACCACGGCATCCTGGGCATCGCCCATGACCTTACTCCGCAGATGCGTAGTCTTGATCTTGACGATGTTACGCCGATCCTGGAGGATAGCCGTGGACTCGCACATCAAATCCCTGAGTTTATTCTGAAATCGGAACGCATCTTTCATATTCAT